GTACTTTTCTAAGATGGCGTGGAGGTGTTGAGTTTGTTGAGGTGTGGATGACCCATTATTTGTCTTATTGAGCCGAATACTTTTCTTAAAAGGCGTGGAGGTGTTGAGTTTGTTGAGGTTGTGGGTCGAAAAAAGGGCTTTAATTTTTATTTGCCAAAAAAAGAGAACGCGCGAGTAAAAAAGAACTGCCCCCCATATAGACAAATTAGCAGGGGGAGATTTTCTCACGGTGGGGCTGTATATATATTTATTTATAAATAAATATTATAAAGGGTTTTTTACTGCCACACTGCAGAAAAACCGCGACTTTCAGCACTTTTAAGAAAAGTATTTGGCTCAATAAGACAAATAATGGGTCATCTCGGCCCCGTGTGGCCCCGTGGGTTCAACGCTTTTAAGAAAAATACTCCGAACACACCAAAATACTTCAAAATCTAAGGCCCCGTTTTTCGGTGGTTTGGCCCCACCACCCCACTGCCAAAAAGTTCGGGACGTAAAAAAGGGGGGACTAGTCCCCCCTTGTGGAGTTTGTGGCTACCTCATGACAACCACACCAAAAAGTAAATCACGACGATGAGGACTATCACGCCTAATTCCTGTGCGAAGCTCATACGCGGTCCTCCACACCGTCAAGAGCCGCTTCGAGTTTCTTCGTCTGAGCACCATGTGCACGGAACGTCACGACGACACCGGAGGCCACACGATCACGAGCGCACAGCTTGCACGTCGCACAAGTCACATCGTCTTTCGATTCGGCTGGACATGGTACGAAGGTAAGGGTTTTTGATTTTCGAGCCGTCACGGGGATCTCAGACCGCTTCACGGTCAACACAGCGTTGACACCAAGGGATAAAGCCCGTTCAGCTTGTGCGAACGTCTCGCATGACACATTGACGACGAGACCGCGTGACTCTCGAAGTTTCGAGAGTGCATTGAGATTGCGCGTAGTTTTTGGGGAGTGCGTGTAGATGATCGGCTTTTTGTACTCTGCCGCAACCGCGAACTGTTCAAGCTTAACTTTGTCAATCGATCCATCCTCCAGTAAATGAAGATCCCCGACGACGTTATGTCGGAACAGCGTCAACGGCTGTAATGCCTGAATCTTCCCGATCATCTCATCCCACGACAATCCAGAGCGGTCCAGTCGATCCCAGTGCAACGACAATGGGAAGTTATCCCCAAAGCAGCCGGAACGCTTGAATGGACACGTATCGGAACAAGTAGAACGCGACGACATTGTCGCGGGGATCGGACCGATCTTGGCGTTCGACGAACGCTTAACAAATGAATAATGCATAGTGATTTCCAGTCTCATAACCCCACCTCTGCTAGTTTGTTGTTGAGTTCAATCATTGCGGCTTTTTGTGTACGCGACGACACCACGCCAAGTTGGCGAAGTGTAGAGAGTGCGGATGTTCCTGACGAGTGTCGCATCCCTAATAGTTCAAGTTTCAACGCTTGACGTAGTGCCAACAGTTGAGCCATCTTGATTTGATTCGGATCAGTGATCATCACAGCGCACCTCCGGTGATGTCGTACAGCATCACAGCGGCGAAGATAAGAGCGAAGGTACAGAAGATAAAAACATCGATAATAATTTTCATGAGAAGCTCCAGTAAATGAGGGGGACCTCGAAAGGTCCCCAAAAAAGTTAAGCGTTTTCAGTGTCGGCATCGCGAAGTGTTCGATATTCCACTGCGGTCATAGAAGGAACACTGTCGATGATCTCTATGACGACAGCGCGATCATCCACAATGTATTGATATTCACGATCGTTATGGTATCCACGCTCCACTATTTTCGCGCTACGTAATGCTGACAGCGTTTCGAGCGTCGCTTCGATCACAAACGATGTGGACCAACCAATAGAAACGCGGGCCAGAACAGTTGATGTTTTCATGTGAGTCTCCGATTAAGTGAATGAAATCCCCGAAGGGATCTTGATCATATCACAGCGTTTTCGGGATGTGTGAGACTTTTAAGAAAAATAATCGGGAAAAATGTAGAAAGTGGAACCCCACGCCATCCAGTCCCCCCTCTGACAGTTCGGAGTCCCGTGCCTGGGTCTATACTCAAATGCACACAAACAAATACAAAAAATTTATACAAAAATTTGTAACCCCGTACCCACCCTCCAAAACCTCAACACCCCCACCCTCTTTTTATTTACCTCCCACACCCCCACATACCTCTACAAATTTGACACCCTCAACAATTGCATATACGCTTGACACATCTGGTACTTCGTGTGACCTGCAAATATGGACGACTATTACACTTTTTATATTTTAGAAGAGGACATTCCGGATGATCCGGACTTTGTCGTGTCCTATGAAACCACCTGCAAAGACATCAAAGGTCTTTTCAAATCGGTAGCCTTTCAAAATCAAAACCTGCCAGAAGAAGCCACCCCGAAGCTCACAGCTACGGACAATCAGTGGATCACGGCAAAGGTTTTAGATCCGAGTTTACCTGTCCCCGCTCCATCAGTTGCTGCAGAACGTGCAGCTGAAAAGCATCTAAAAAATTCTATAGGGCATCCCTATGACTTCGTGATGCCCGTGGCTCAGGAGCAATGGCAGAATTTTGTGATGTACCGCTATTACCAATTAGCTGCTGACCCAGACCCTAAAATATCAAAGCCAGCGCTCGATTCTCTAGCCAAAACCAACATAGTAAACCTTACTGCAGAACGCACTGAGGTCAATATCAACATGAAAAGTACGGTTGAATTGGATAACTATTTAATGGAAGCGCTAAACAAATACGCCGGAAAAGCCATTGAAGGCGAAGCAGTTAGAGTATGACTTCTATCTTAGAAAGCATAACTAAAGAAGAATTAAAGCTTATATTAGAAAACGCTCCACCTAGCGAAAAAATAAGACTCCTGCAAACTATAGAGGAGTTGAATGCGCGGACGTTGCGGAATAAAGCTAAAGATGACTTCCTTGCCTACGTAAATGCGGTATGGCCTGACTTTATTTCAGGTGCGCATCATCGGAGGATTGCGAAGATTTTTGAGGCTGTGGCTCGTGGTGAGAAAAAGAGGGTCATCATTAATTTGGGACCTCGACACACTAAATCAGAGTTTGCGTCCTATCTACTGCCAAGTTGGTTCTTAGGTAGGTTTCCTAAGAAGAAGGTCATGCAAATTTCAAACACCGCGGAGCTTGCGGAGGGTTTTGGTCGTAAAGTTCGTAACTTAGTAGATAGTAGTGAGTATAAAAAGATTTTCCCTGAAGTTGAGCTTAGAACGGATTCAAAAGCAGCTGGACGATGGAACACTAACTTTAACGGCGAGTATTTTGCTAGTGGCGTCGGTGGTACTGTTACTGGGCGAGGCGCTGACCTTCTTATCATCGATGATCCCCATTCAGAAGGAGAAGCAGTACTGGCCCAATATAATCCTGACATCTACGACAAAGTGTTTGAGTGGTACACATCAGGTCCAAGACAGCGTCTGCAACCGGGCGGAGCCATAATTATCGTAATGACTCGATGGTCTATGAGAGACCTGACGGGTCAAGTGCTGGAAGCCAGCGCAGCAAGAGGTGGCGATAAGTGGGAAGTGATTGAGTTCCCGGCCATCATGCCATCGAACAAGCCGCTATGGCCGGAGTTTTGGAGTTTTGAAGAACTTGATGCTATCCGCAAAGAATTGCCCAATGGCAAATGGATGGCGCAGTACCAACAACAGCCCACATCAGAGACCAATGCGATTATCAAACGTGAATGGTGGCAGACATGGGACAAGCCAAAACCTCCTCCGGTAGATTTCATCATTATGGCGATGGATACGGCGTTTGAGAAAAAAACTACTGCAGACTACAGCGCGGCGGTATTTTTTGGAGTGTGGGACAATGACGAGGATGGAGAAGCACCCAACCTTATTTTGCTCAACGCATGGCGCGACCGTCTTGAGTTTCCGGAGCTAAAGGAAAAGACACTGGAGTTGTATAAGGAGTGGGAACCTGATGCGGTTATTATTGAAAAACGTGCTTCGGGTGCGCCGCTTATTTATGAATTGCGGAGGATGGGGATTCCTGTGCAGGAATTTACGCCTTCAAAAGGCAATGACAAGATCACACGATTGAACGCTATTGCGGATATTTTTGCCTCTGGTAAAGTTTGGGCACCCCAGAAGCGCTGGGCGGAAGAGGTCATTGATGAAGTAGCGTCTTTTCCTGCAGGACGCAATGATGACTTGGTGGACTGTGTATCTTTAGCTTTGTCTCGCTTCAGGTCTGGAGGATTTATTGGTACGGCTAAGGATGAAGAAGACCAAGACATGTGGCGCTATAAGGCACGAAAAGCGGCTTATTATTGATGAAACCACTGTATATACACTTAAGGGAGCCTATCGTGACAACTGAAGAGTTTGAAGCGTTGTTTAAGAGAAAAGAAGCAGTGACCGACAGAGATTACAGC